TTCTGAAGCCATATTGCTCGTCTTCCCTATCCAGTTTATCTAAAAATTAAGATACAGTTACAACCCAAGTAACAGCGATTGTATCACCAGCTTGTTTGTTAACAACTGGGAAAATTGTGCGGCAAAGCATAGTACCAGCTGAAGAAGCATTGAAAATACCTGCTTCAGTGATAGCACCAGTGCCAGTACCTGCTGGGAATGTTGCAGTGTAAGTAATAGCGTTGTTTGTCACGCTAGAACCAGATAATAGAACACGACCAGTTTGCGCACCTAATGCTGTATCACCATCAACTGGAGATGCTGTACCAGTACCAATACCCATGTGAGTCATGGAAACTGGAGAGTTAGTGGTTGCAACCATTTTAGATGCAATGTAGTTCTTACCTGTAGTAACAACTAGATTTTTTACATCGAATTCATTAAGAACTTCACCTAGTGCGTTCTTGTGAACAACGTGGACCATACCAGTTGCTTTTAGTCCTTCAGCGATTTGTTGTAGTTTCATTGAAAACTCCTTTTGTTAAAATGTTGATTCGTAAGGGTTGGCGTAAATTTCTAAGAAATATCCACCTTCATCGTATGGATTTTTTGTAATATATCCAGCCTCTGTAAATGTTCCGATTGAAGTATCAGTAACATATTTAGTCACACTTTGTGTCAGTGCGTCAGAAGTAACAGGAGCGTCAGTGAGACCTTTGGTTACGCTAGTTACTAAAGATTCTGTTATAGAAGAAGTAGTGTATGTATCTTCTAATAGTTTTCCTGCTTCAAGAGTTACTGTATCAACAGGAAGAACGATATTGGTATCTGTTACTACTTTTGAAAACTCTT